TGATTACGAAACGCACCCTTTTCAGTTCTGTAGGGAGTGCCGTCAGTCTTAGGCAGAGTGCCGTAGTTATGACCCCACTTTTCAGAAGCAACAATGGAGAGCATTTGACAACACTCCAAAGGCATCTTGACAATGTGTTTATCGGGGAGACATAAAGCACTTTCAGCGGGCCAGGGAGAAGTCACAAAAATGTTCATTAGAAGCAATACTTTTGTACATAATGAAGAACTTTATGAGGTTTACTTTCTAAGTAGTATGCTTCATATTCCCTATCATAAGATCCAGGAATAAAAGTGCTAGATTTTTTTACTTCATCTTTCTTATCTGAAGAAAGTGGCATCATTTTTTTGGGAATACCTAAAGTAACTGGTCCAAAAATACCCATTACTCCTCTACTCTTACACTGTTGTGCTGCGTGAACCGCTTCGTGATAAACAGTTTCATTCAGATAATGTTGCAAATCCCACCCACCATTTTTAATATTTGCAGTACAAACTACAAGTCTTTTAGATGAGTTCTCTAGATAACCAAAAGTTCCTTTTTCTGTTCGACAATATTGCACATTTTCCTGAACTTTAAATTTTGCACGAACAAGATTGTTGATAATTTCATTACCAACGGGAGTCAAGTAGAGGAGAAATTCCATCATCCAAAGGTCGAGTCGGGTTCCAGAGCAATATAATACTTCAGATTGTACTTGGTGTTCGTAAACTGTGACAAAAGTTTTTGTGACACAACCACGTCGTAAGCACCAGGAATAATCTTGATATTCTCCACCTTAAAGTTAAAAGTAAACTCTTTATCAGTTTCTCCAACCACAATGGCATACTCGTTAGAAGTATCATTCTTCTTATCACGAACCACCAATTTGATTACACCTGCCTCACCAACGGCAGAAAGATCGGGAAGTTGATAAACTGCTGCTGCCTTGACCAGTTTCTCAAGAGAAGCACTATCCAATTGAAAACAGACATCCTGAGAAGGAAGTTGGATTTCTTTTTCGGGGGGAGAAATAATCACATTGGGATCAGCATAAAAATACTTTACCCGACGCTTACCTTCCTTGATGCTGAGATATGATTGTTCAGTAAAATCAAGGTCAGGATCTTGATGCAGTCCCAAACCATTCAGAAACTGATTAAGATCATAAACAGCAAAGTCGCGGGGAAACTCTTCACTAATATCTGCTTCTGCAAGAATATTTTTAGCAACAGAAATAGTGCGAAGTTTGTTGCCCTGCTTCACGAGAATGGAGTTGTTAATTCCAGCAAAATTCTTGAGGACAGTAAGAGTATTATCAGAAAGTTTCATAGTTTTGTCTTGGAGTTTCACTTGTTTTCAACGAGGTTGAGATGATTAATCAAAAGAATAGTGTAGTGCAAAACTTTAAACAAGTCAGCACGAGGAGTTCCTTTGGTATCATAACGATCAGTGTACTTAGTGATGTTGCCAGCACAGAAACCTTCACGACGGTTATGTTTGATTTTATCAAGGGTCTGTTCCGTTCCACCACCAGTCCTATCAACATAATGCTGACTATAAGTACTAGCAATATACTGTTCAAGTTGTTTCAGGATTTGGTCTTCATTGTATTTCCAAAATCCATTTTCATTTTTAGTCATAGTAACATGTGTTTTTTCAATGTTAAGTGTTCCTCTACCAGCATCACTGATGGTAAACTGATTTACATAATTTTGTTCGTCTTCAGGTCCGTACATAGTATCGTAAAGTAAACTCCAAGAATTGACCATAATAATTGGGGGGAGGTCATATTTTACCTTCCCCAATTATATCAGAAAGGAGAGTTCAGGTCAACAGGATGACCGCCCTCAATGGTAAGTTCGGGACCGCTAGAAGGCATCTGGAAGTCAGCATCCACCTTATCATATAGTTCCAGGAAGGACTGTTTGGTTTCGTCATCAAAACGATTCACACACACTTGGATTGCCTTTGCCTTGTCTTGGAAGATGCTGTAGGCACGGATGATATGAACAAGACGGCGAGTGCTAATGATTTCCTCAATACCACCATCGTAGAAGGTCTTACGGATGATATCAGCCCAATCCACAAGGCGCTTGCAGAAGTCGCGGTCTTCCACACCAAGATCCAGAGCAACGCCTTCCAGGATCTTCTGCTCAACTGCAGGGGCAGGATAAGACTGCTCAAGGGTCACAGGGAAACGCTCAAGGAATGCTTCGTTGAGAACATTAGTGCCAATGAAGCGACCATCATCAGAACCCTTACCTTTGGTGTTTGCAGTGGCAATCACATTAAAACCAACAGAAGGTTTTACAAAACGACCAATCTTCTTCAGGAAGACACCTTTACCTTCCAGAATAGATTGGAGGCACAGAATCTTGTTAGAAGCAAGGTCAATTTCATCAAGCAACAGCACGGCACCTCGCTCAAGTGCTTCTACCACAGGACCATTGTGCCAAACAGTTTCTCCATTCACAAGACGGAAACCACCGATCAAATCATCCTCATCAGTCTCAATGGTGATATTGACACGAATCAGTTCACGCTTAAGTTGAGCACACGCTTGCTCCACCGAGAACGTTTTACCATTACCCGAAAGACCCGTGATGAACGCAGGGTAAAAGATATGGGACTGAATAATTTTTTTAATATCACCAAAGTTACCAAACTTGACGAAGGTATCATCTTTATCAGGAATAAGGTTTTGTTCCACAGAAGGAAGGGCAGCAGGAGATTGATATGCTTGCTCCATTTTATTTACAACAGTCGGAGTCACTTCCAGATTCCAGCGACCACGACCAGTTTTGTAACTCTCAAGACGACGAGTCACAGTCTGATAGTTCAGGCCACGAGAGGCGCAAAAACCCTTGAGGTCGCCAGTGGTAATATCAGAACCGTACAGTTCTTGGATAGAAGCAATCAGTTGTTCGTCGTTCACAGAAGATTTACGAGGCATGATGTAATTAGGTGGTTTGTCTCAACAGATATATTATACACACAAAAAAGGGGCAACCAAGTGCCCCATGTGACAGTTTAGAAAGTGGATCGATCAATCCATCGTAAATCCTTTTTTCTTTTTATTTTTTGATGATGCAGGTCTTTCAAAAGGTGTTCCCTCCTGAACTAATCCATCACCATCACGATCTGTTGCATTTTCTTTATAACCATCTAGTTGTGACTCAGGAGATGAACCCGAATTTAGAAAAGCATCCGTGAATCTTCCCATTAGACTTAATAGAACTGGTTAAACTTATTTATTAAGCAACGAGTTCCACAAACTCTCCAAGAATACGTTTATTCATCTTTTTAGATTTCAGACTCTTTACAAAAGCAGATTTAATTTGTGCTTTGGTTGCACATTCATGAACATCAAACTCAGCATCTTGAGATAAAGCAGTTGCAGAAATACCAAAGTAAGAATGATATCCAGATTTTTTAATGGTGAATGCTTTTTCTTTTTTCCAGGAGTTCATCACTTTATCATATTCAGTACCGTGCCACCCATAGTAACGGCGAATAAAATTCCCAGCATCACGTCCCTCAAGAACACGAATACCAATAAAGTTAATATCAGTAAACTTATCACGAAGATTACAAAGCAGAATATCAGTGAAACCACTCCAATCAACATCGCAAGAATAAGTATTACCAGTATTGCGATCACGAAGAAAGGCGTTAGGACCAATATGGGCAGTTCCCAAGAAAGGAGCATCCTCCCAGTGACGCTGTATTTCACGATGATACTTGACCATACAAGCTTCACCATCAGTCAAAACAACACACTGAACTTTCTGAAGTTTGTTCTCTTTCTGAAACTTGGGAAGAATCTGATGAAGGGAGATAAGTGCTTCATTCAGAGGGGTTCCAGACAAACTCAAACCAGTAGGAGTGTTGTAAGAACTATGAGACCATCGACGGAATGAGGTAGCAAGACGGAACAGATTCTTCATCTGCTCATCAAGAACTTTACCGTTGGTCTTACTGGTCAGAAGATTCATCATAGAGAACCATTCACCAACCTGAACCAAACCATCACGTTTCTTATAGGCAACTTCCCGCAGATTTGCCTTGCCAGTCTCATCATATTTTACAAGAGGGTAATCATTTGTAAAAGCATAAACTTCAAATGGAATCGCAACTTTCTTACAGAACCACACAAGGTTAAAGAGTTGCTTAACAGTATCCAACATCACATCTCCCATAGAACCAGACCAGTCCAGAACAAACACCAGACCATGATTCTTACCATCAGCAAGAGTCGTTACTTTACGGAATAGGTCTTCATTGTACTTATAGGTATGAAGTTTAGTACAGTCCAGAACACCAGTGCGGGCAGTAGAGGCACGGGCATACGAATCTGCTGCTTTACGGCACTCAAACTCTTTCACAAGATAGTTAA